TAGTTCTTTTACAACTCCTTCATTTAAACTATTTAATATAGGACGTAAAGCATCATCCGCATCTTTAGTTTTTTGATTAAGATCATTTAATACGGTTTCGTATATAGGAGCTAGTTGATTATATTGAGCTTCTGTAGAATCTATCGTGCTTTGTAGTTCTATTAAACGCGGGTAATAATCACTTTCTATTCTTTCTGCAAAAGCAAATTCATAATCTTTAACTGCTTGTTGGGCATCAGCAAGTCTAGCCGTTAAATCTTCGGGCATGTTGTCAAAACCAGCCCCTGTAGGAAATCCTGTAGCAGGATCTATTTCTATATAAGACTGATATTCTTCTGCAAGACCATCTGCTATGTTTTGTAAACGCACTAACTCGTTGCTATCATCAGTAGCTATCTTAGCTAATTCGTTGTACTCCGCTATTGCATCTGCATTTTGTGTTACTAAACCTTGTAGTTGATCCGAAAAAGCTACCGCATTACTTCTTGCTCCTGTTAACTTGTCAAAAAATGAATCTGCATCATCTAATATTTCTTGAAATCCACCTTCTTTAAATGCATCTGTCATCCATTTAACAGTGTGACCTACGATAGTAGCTCCCCATGCATCACTAACACTTTCTCCTGTGACCGCAGCAGATATGGTATTTCTAGCTACTGCTGTAACTGTAGCTAATACTCTATTTTGTTTAAGAACTCTGGCTCTCTCATCTCCTGTTAAACCTTCTAATTTACTAGCATCAGTTATAAATTCTTTTAAAAACGGTACATCCTCTATGAGTCCGTTCATTACTTCTGCTGTTAATACAGATCCTGTAACTGCTCTTGCTAAACGAGTTTCATCAATCTCTCCAGTAACAGCAAGTTGAGCTAAAGAATTCTTTAATCCGGTGGCTATAGCAGTTTGCACAGGGGCTGGCATGTCATTAACAAAATCAACGCCATCTAATTCTAATTGTTTAGATACCATACTTAGAGCTTCACGCATTCCAACAGAAGCAGCTCCCATGGCAAAACCTTCAAGAATATCTTCTCCCATAATAAGAGCGTCAGTAGCTCCCATGGCTCCTTCGGTCGCAGCTTCGCCAATTAGAGCTAAAGTGTTGGCATCAGATATACCAAGCGATTGAGCTATATCAGTTATTTCAGTTGCAAAACTACCTGTAGCGTCCCCAAATGATCCTGCTTCACTTGTTACGTATACTGCGGCAGCAGATTTTAGTGCATCGCCTAAACTACCTCCTTCTTCTAAAGTGTCAGCAGCATTTACAGCCATTTTAAGATACATGGCTTGTTGAGCCGTAATAGAACTTCCGGCTGTAGCAATAGCAATAGCTACATCAGCAGCAAATTTTACGGGATCATCAAGAATAGCTTGGATTTGAGCTTTAGCGTATCTAAGAACAGGTTCAAATATAGTTTCGTTTACCCATTCTAGTACATCTACTATGGGACTTAATACTGTATCTTCAACCCAACTAAGAACACCACCAAAGATGTCTCCAACGGAGTCAAAAAAACTGTCAATAGCACCCATTATTACCTACCTATAACAATAGTTTCTTTAGGTACCAACACGAAAGCTGTATAAGAACCATCTTTCATTTCAGCTACACCTACATTACCTCCCAAAGGAGCTATAAACTGTTTAAGTTTTCTCATCATAGGTATAAATAAATCTTTATATTCTTTGTTAAAATTAGCTAAATAATGAGTTACTTTTTTTCGTTGTAAATATTTACCAAACTTTAATATATTTACAAAATAGTTTTCTGCTGTATCTACATTAAAAATACGACCCATCATTTTGCCATCATCACCAACAAAATTAGAAAATACAGTGTTGCCAAATTGAACTACTTTAGAATTTTTTTGATTCATTTCCATAAGAGCAGCACGTATAGCATTTGCATTAGAGACACCAGCCATTTCACTACCTACATTTTCTATGAACGTTACAACTACATTAGGTAAAGAAAGTTTTTTTTCGTTACTATCTACAACTACCACTATGTAACCTCCAGAATACTGGCTACTACATGAAGCCTATTAGCTGTTGCAGCTTGTACTTTTAATATCTCTCCTGTCTGTACAACAAGTGGTGCAGTTAGTAATTCTGCTGTTGTATTAGCACTTACAGCTTTTACCTTGAACAAACTGAATATTGCATCAGAAGCATTGGTAATAGTGACTGTTATAGTATCTCCACTACCAGAATCATCAGAGACTAATATAGATTTGACAATGCCTGTTGTAAGTGACGCACACGTATACAACGTAGTTATGTCAGTAGTGGTAAGATCAACCTTTGCATTTACGTATGTATTAGCCATTAGCTTATAAACCAACTCATTGCTTCACCCTGATTTACCAACGTATCATTACGTAACGCATCGTCCAACTGGTTAAAGTACAGACGCAGGGTATTATTAAATCTATCAAATGCTTCTTGAGAATAATCAATAGGGGGACGAGGTAGTACAGGAGCACGAAAATCAATGCCGTAATCTGTAAGATCTGTAGACATTATCGCCTCCCGTCTGGTCGCATATCAAGCCGTGGCGAACCCAGTTGCCAAGTTACACCTGTTTCCGTAGATTCTATTTTAAAAGAAACTTGTCTACCGCGCACACGTAAAAATATCTGTTCTGTAAACTGTTCTATAGGTGTGGTTACAGTTCTTGTTACGGTGCCACTACTATTGCCGCTTTCAGATAACGGGTCATTAAAACCAGACCCAGAGTTTTTCAACGCGGATACAGACATAACAACAGAGGGTGAATCTGATGTAGATCCTGAGAATGTAACATCAGGCATCATACGAGATATTAACATTAGATTATGCCCATCATCTAAATCAAACTGGGCAGAACTTATAGATGCGTTTATAGCAGCGGGGGTAGCTGTTTCTGCATTATCCACACCTAATTCATGTTGTACTAAATTATTACTGTTACTGGTAGCGGCTCTAGGGAAGTCATTTATACCTACATCTAACCAAGCAGTCCTAGCAAGAGTTCCGTAATACCATATACGCTGGACATAATTATATATAACGTACCTGTCATTAGTAGAACTAGAAGCAGACGGATAAAACCACCATATTTCATCAAAACCCTCATTAGTACCAGCAAATATCTGCTCTGAATTATCTAAATTTATGTCATTAAATACATACTTTTTGACATTACATGGAAGCACTTTCGTTGTTCCGTCATACATGTAGAACTTATCTTTACCAAACCAGTAAGCTACGTTATCAGCTACAGCCACACATTTCTGCGATATGATAGAAATGTTTTCACCAACTAATTGAGAAGTCCATACGGTGGGTGCGCCTACATACTGTAATGCGTATATCGAAGAGTCAGTCCAAACTAATATCTCTTGTCGTATCTGGTCGGCAGCTATTATCTCAGAACCTCGTGATAACCTTAAACTACCTGCCTGATTAGTAGCGGAAGGAGTCCAATTAACAGCGTTTTCTTGGTCAGACCACCGCAATAAAAGAGGGTCTTGTGCTGAACTACCTAGCGTATTCGCACCAAAACAAAATACAAAACGATTGTCAGATACAAGTATTATATTTTGTGTCGTGGGTACGTTAGAAGCACCAGATTCTGCACTTAATAAAGTAGCTCTGGTGGACAGAGGAGTTGATTCAGACGCATCCCAGAAAAATAACTGACTGCCTTTAAATCCAATTATTAAATCTTCTCCAAAGTTACCTTGACTCCATACTCTTAACCTTTCTACACCTGTACCACCTACACCCCAAGTGCCCTCTCCCCAATCACCCGCACCCCATCCTTCAAGTGGAACGGCTAATTCTGCTCCTGTATTTACCTGATAAGCTGCTGATACAGTGCCTCCACCAGAAGCACTAGAACTCGCTGCGGAGGAAGCTGTTATGGTGTATGTATTACCTGTGCTATACGTTATTTGAAACTCACCGTTTAGTGTTAATCCTCCAACAGCAGAAGCTCCACTAAACGTAACAAAATCATTATTTTTATATCCACCGTTAGCATCTGTAACAGTAACAGTAGTAGACCCACTAGAAGTAGCAAATGGTCCTGAAAGAGACACAGTGGCACGTAGAGGTGTTACATCATTATACTCACCACCACGTTCTATATAATATTTAAGGTGTGTGCCTACACTAGTTAGTTTTAAATTAGCTAAAGTAACCCATGAGTGTAAAGAACGACAGACACCTAAAAAAGTGTTATCAGATAGACGAGTCCAACCACCAATCTTCTCAGGCATACCCTGTCTAAAACGCACTTTATCGCTTTCGTACCAACCGCCTTCACTGGTGTAACGAGTGTTTTCACGGTCAACTCCGGGCTTGAAAGCTATCTTTTGTAACGGCATATGTCACCTACACATGAGTCCAATCTTTACCTTGCCATAATAATGCTTCTGCTTCTCTGCGTCTAACTAACCCATTTAAAACTTTGCCGCCAGCCCTATTCCATCTTCTAATTTGATAAGGAATATCAGCGCGGCTGCTATCAGTATTATCATTGATACGAACAAGGAGAGTAGATTCCCGAAGGTTAGTTCCACCAAGATTGTATACCCAAGATACGAGCGCATCGAATTCGTTTTGTTGTAGAGGCACATTAACGTGTTTGTGTACTGCCTTTTCAAATTCAAACAAGTCATCCTCCAAAAAAGCATCAGCTTCGTCTTGCGTACAGGTATCTCCCTCTTGAACTCCTTTAGTTGTTCCCCAGCCGATTGTCCAAACTGACGCACTGCACTGATAAGCCTCCAGCTTGCAGCCTTCAAATTTTTTAATGAGAGCAACACCTTCTCCGCTAGTCTTCATTTTTACCAGCGTTTAAAGCAGCCGACACATTGATATACGCTTCGTTCTTATCAGGCGTAGATTTATCATCTGCTAGATAACGTCCTTTGCTGTCTCGCGCACGAACACGTTTGAACTCGCGCCCAAAAAATAATTTCAAATGTTTTTCATATAGCCAACCAATCATTTTTCTCTTGAAACCCCTTGCACTTTTTCGACACTTCTCATAACACCTAACCCTAACATACCCATCAAC